ATAAAAATATAATATCAAAACAAACAACCGATTCGACGGTTACAAACAATGACATAAACAATACAAACACAGAAACAACAGACACCGAACAACATAGTAAGATTGACACCGATAAAAATATAA